CTTGATACTTACTCTTCCACTCTTTCAAAAAGTCATCATATGTTCTATCGGCCCACTTAGAATAATGGTATAAATCGTGCATCTGTAAAATCTTCCGTAGTATTGGGGCACGGGCCTCATATACTGTTCTACCATGTTGAAACCAAGCTGCTAATGCATTATCAGCGTTAACTCCTACACTTTCTTCTGGCGTGAGAATACTACGTGTGAGGAATTGCAAGCTTTTAAAAATTGAAGTTTCGTCTAATGGTGCCATGAGAAGTTCTGTATCTTCATTATACTTTGGTCTCCGTTTTAAAAAACTTAATTCGTCCAATGTGATAAATGGTCTAGATTCTTGGTCTTTTTCCGCCATAGTGTATATGATATTAAAATCAGCAAAAAAAGATTGTCGATTCGTATGACCAAACCAATCATACCCTGGTCTCACTGAATCCGCACAATCATCTCCATACGTCATCAGGCTACACACAACTTTAAAAGGGGGACATTGCATATTCAATCTCTGCGCTAACCCAAAATAACACATACGGTGCAGGAGGGAATTACAAATGCAATTTAGGATGGTGGTGAGACTATTACCAGATGTTACTGATGCAAACAGTTTAAACATGTCGCCATTCATATGGATGACAGGGTATATTACTTCTGTTGCTATTGCTCTCATCATGTCTAGATCGGAGGTTGCGTACCCAATCGCATGGGCAAATTCTATCAATATATTGAATGCAGCACATATCACCTGACTACTCATACGCTGATCGTAGTTCTTATAATCACCTGCGACAATTCTATCTCTACCATACTTGGATATTATCAACATTAGAGCGTGCCACTCTGGTCCCTCAGCATTACAACCCACAGCCAATTCGTAAACATCCGGCTTAGTGATCAATTCTGTCACTATTGGTAAGAAGTATTTCCTTAATGCTATAGTCAAGTTTAAATTTGAGCATTGGAAGGTACGAGTGACTGTTTTGGACTTTTTAACGGGCTCATCTTTAAGCGACTGATGAAATACTTCATATGACCTCTTATTTTCTGACCACGCTCTCTCACTTATATTATAATCTTGCAGTAAGGCCGGGGTGATAACGAGTGGCAATCCATCTTCTGCTCCAAACAGCTTTTTCTTGGACTGAAAGTATGGAAACCCTGCTGATGTTTTTTTATTCATGGGCTCCAGACCGCGCACCCCATCTTCACCATTCAATATCTGATCAAGTGATAAGGGCTTCAAATCTGTCCTCTGCCTCATTGTATCTAGTGTACCATCAAGGTAATCTTTTGCTGCTTTTTCCATTAAGGCTTGTGGGAAACCACTATTGGCTGCTGTAGTATTCAAAATGCATGCATGATGATGTTGCCATGTGGGGACATTTGGAGGTGGACCAACAATTGGCGTTATATTGAATAGTTCGTTAACTGAGTCATGAACAATCGTCTTGTGCACTGAATGTTTGAATTTGACGACCGGTGTATTAATAGTACCTAAATACTCAAAAGAAGTGTCCCTATCCAAATACATTAATGGAGACTTAGCTGTAGGTTGTGATTGCAGTTCAAAATCTTTTACCCTCGAAACATTAAACATAGCAGAGTCCGTGGGCCGTATGCGCGCACATTGGTCGTCATATAAATAACGCTTAGCATTAGCCACATCATTTGCACTAATCATCTGTGACACACCATGTTTATCTCTGCCACTAGTATGATAACTATGTATATATGGCACTTTCGAATTGCAAATTAATATCATACCACATAACCCTATGAACGTCTTCTCTTTCAATTCATAACAAAATCCATTTGACTCAAAATATTCAGATTTGTCCAGGTAAGATGCTCTTAATCCTTCTCTATACTGTGCCTTTATGAAAAAATCGTTCATCACAGGCAATCCTTCCTTGTCTTTATATATGGACTTGCAAATCACTGTATCTGTTGACAAAAATCGTGACAGGAATGGTACTAGATCTCTTCTATCACCTAAGTTAGGAACGTGGTAAATGACCAGATCACGTTGATCCAATTCAAAACCATCTTCACGCTTAAGAATGCACCTTATAATCCCACCACTATGCTCTTTGGATCCAACATAAATGGTAACATGCGTAAGTACTTTGGGGATGAAGTGTTTTGGCACCAAAATCAGTCCCGAGCACAAAATTAAACTCGTACACATGCATGTCTTATCATCTTGAGTCACATATTCTATGGTGGCCATATTCTTCTTCACAATATTAAAAAGTTGTGAAAAGGTGACATTGTGTTCCTCAGGCTTCAATAGTGGTACACATTGCACTCCACCCCATACTGGTCTAGCATTTGGTATAGATACTATTCCACCTTGGCAATTGCCATCTACTCGCTCTGTGACGTGCACTGGAGCCTCTACTGTATGCACTTTGTTTATAATTTTTTCTACTGGATATATACTGTTTATAATTTTTTTAATCATTGTTACCACACCTAATATAAAAACTAATGACCATATGTATTTGAGACGCACCCTCACTATGCGTGGTACCCACGATAAAGAAAGCAAATTACTCCAACGCAAATTTCGCTGTACATAATATTTAGCAACTAAATTTGCATGTTGGTTGTGCATAAGAATCAATGCCCATATCTGAAACAAACCAGCTAGGATGTTACACACTTTAGATCTTCCTACACAAATCTTATAAAGTAAGGCTACCCCATTCAGTAAAGTAGTTACAGATATGGTTGCTGCAATAATGCGCCGATTTCTTATCGTTGTCCTCGTAAAAAA